CAACCTATATTACAATCCCCAACAAGAATGCAACAGGTAGACCTATTCAAGTGTGGATTAATAGACAAAGTGGCCAAGAGAACCCTACTGATATTACGTTAGGTGAAACATTAACAGGCACAAACACAACAGCAGATGACACCATTACGTTATCAAGCACAGTAGGCTTAGCACAATTTGGTTTTATTAAGATTGGCATAGAGACGATTCAATATGGTGGTATTGATGGTAATACAATTACAGGATGTATAAGAGCTGTTAATAATACAGTGATAGCACCTCATGCGATTGGAGATAGAGTCTATGTGCAAAACTTACCTACAGTAAATGTATGGCCGGCACCAGACCAAAGTAATTTTTATCAGTTCGTGTATTACAGATTAAGACGAATCCAAGACGCAGGTAACGGTGTTACCGTAGAAGATATTCCGTTTAGATTTATTCCATGCATGGTTGCCGGGTTAGCTGCTTATTTAAGTATGAAGTTACCTAATGTTATGCCTGATAGAATTGCAATGTTAAGAGCAGATTATGAAGCAGCGTTCCAACTAGCAGCTGACGAGGATAGAGAAAAAGCACCTGTTAGGTTTGTACCAAGGGATATGAGTTATATACGATAGAGTATGCCATTAAAAGATCCTATTGCTAGAGCAGCATATCAAAAAGCATATGCGCAAAAAAATAGAATTAAAGCTTATGAACGAGTAAAAGAATGGCGAATTGCTAATCCTGAAAAATGGAAAGAACAAAATAAACGATACGCTAAAAAACATAGTGATAAATTAGTAGCGAAAACTACAAGGTGGAAAAAAGCCCATCCTGAAAGAGCAGCTGAAATATCTAAAAAAACTAGAGCTAAACATAAAGCAAGAATATTAGCAACTAGAGCTAAACAAAGAGCTGCTAAAAGAAGTCGAACGCCTATATGGGTAGATAAAGAACATTTGTGGTTAATAAAACAAGCGTATGAATTAGCTATATTAAGAACAAAACAATTTGGGTTTTCTTGGCATGTTGATCATGTAATCCCATTATGTGGTAAAAAGGTTTCAGGGCTACACGTAATAGAAAATTTACAAGTAATACCTGCTGCAGAGAACTTATTAAAGAACAACAAATTTGAGATAAAAGATGCCATCTAAATATGCTAGCGCTAAGAACTCGATTGCCCAGTGTGATCGATGCAACTTTAGATATAAGTTAAAACAGCTTAAAAGATTGGTTATTAAGACCAAAAATGTTAATATACTCGTATGTCCTGAATGTTGGGAACCGGATCAACCACAGTTATTACTTGGCATGACGCCAGTATATGATCCGCAAGCAGTGCGTAATCCAAGACCTGATAGCCCTAGTTATTTTCAGGCGGGTTTAAACGGATTGCAAACGCTAGCAGTAACTGGAACGCCTCAAACTGAAACAGGTGTACCAACATTAGGTAGTAGAATTATACAATGGGGCTGGAAACCTGTAGGCGGGTCAAGATTAAACGATGCTGGATTAACGCCTAATGATCTAGTAGGTATAGGTAACGTAGGCACAGTAACAGTAACAACAACTTAAGGAGAAGTAACATGGCATATAAATCAGGAGCTGACGGTATTACTAAACAAGGTAAAACCAAAGGTAAAAATTTAGGTAATGACGGCGCTAAAGTAGGTATTGCAAAAGGCCCTAAACATGCAGGTTCTAAAGGCGGCAAAAAGAACATTGACATGAAAACTATGGGTCGTGGTATGGCTAAAGTTGCAGCACAGAAAAAAGGATAATAATCATGGCAGAATATAAACAACCTACAGTTGTGCCTAACGCAGATATTGGTCTTTCACAAGATCCAAATAAATTAAAAGCACAACAATTAAACCATAGCACAGGTAGACAACGTGTTAGTGCAGGTGATCCAAATTCTAACGTAATTAATAGACATGGTGAAACACAAATTCGTGGTTGCGGTGCAGCTACAAAAGGCACTAAAGCTAGAGGCCCGATGGCGTAATAAATGAATTACACCCAGTTAGTAGCTCAGATACAGGACTATACAGAGAATCAGTTTACAACGACGGTAATAAATACGTTTATTACTCAAGCTGAACAGAGGATCTATAACACAGTTCAACTACCAGCGTTACGTAAAAATGTAACAGGCACATGCACATCTGGTAATAAGTATTTAGCTATACCTGCTGGATGGTTGGCTACGTTTAGTTTAGCTGTCATTAATGCCGAGAATGAATACTTGTATCTTTTAAATAAGGACGTGAACTTTATTAGACAATCGTTTCCTGACACAGATACAGACTTTTATGGTGTGCCTCAGTACTACGCAGTGTTCGATAATTCAGCGTTTATACTAGGTCCTACACCGGATGCTAACTATAATGTTGAGCTACATTACTTCTATTATCCTGAGTCAATTACTACGGTAGCAGGAGGCCAAACTTGGTTGGGTGATAACTTTGATTCTGTACTTTTATATGGTTCATTATTAGAAGCTTACACTTATATGAAGGGTGAAAAAGACGTACTTGATAATTATAGAAATAGATACGATGAAGCAATGCTTCTATTGAAACAACTTGCAGACGGCAAAGACCGCCAAGACGCATACAGATCAGGGCAAGTAAGGTATCCAGTTAAATGATTTTAGGACAAGCACAGACCACAACGTTTAAACTAAACTTACTAAAAGGTTTAGAGAATTTTTTTACAGGGTCACCATATACATATAAAATAGCTTTGTATAATGCACTAGCTACTATTAACAGTGAAACAACTGCATATACAACGGATAACGAAATTACAGGTGGAGGCTACACAGCGGGCGGTTTAACATTAACTCCTACAGTGGGTAGTGATACTAGTAATAACACGGCTTATGTGACGTTTGCTAATGTTACTTGGAGTCCTGCAAACTTTACGGCAGCTGGCGCTTTAATATATAATAGCACTACAAATGCATCAGTCGCAGTATTAAACTTTGGTGGGGAAAAAGTAGCCACTACAACATTTACAATAGAATTCCCAGCAGCAACCTCAACCACTGCTGTATTAAGAATTAATTAAGGAGTCAATTATGAATCAAAATGAAAAAGGTGGATTTGGAGATAATGCTACCATCACGCTAAATGCTGGTGCTGTTGCCAATGAAACTGTAGGAATCGAAGGTTTTTATCATGTTACATGCCGTGATAAAGATGGTAATTTAAAATGGGAAGAATCATTCCCAAATCTAGTCAACGCTGTTGGCAAAGAACTCATGTTAGATACTTTATTAAAAGGCACTAGCTATACTGTAGTAGGTCCATTCTTAGGTCTTATTTCAGGTGCTTCACCTACATTTGGTACAGGTTCTGATACAAACACATCTCACCCAGGTTGGACAGAGTTTGTTAACTACACAGTAGGTGGCTCAGCAGTGCGTGGTACAGCAGTATTTGCATCAGCAACATCAACAGGATCAACACCATCAAACGTAACAACTTCAGCAGCTACTGCGATTACTTACACTATTACAGGTGCAGGTGGTACAGTAGGCGGTTGTTTCCTAGTGACAGGTTCAGGTGCTTCAAGCGCACAATCTAATACTGGCGGTGTGTTATATTCAGCAGGTGCATTTACAACAGCTAAGATTACTACAGCTGGCGATACAGTAGCGGTTACATACTCAACAACTGCAACAAGCTAAGGAGCTTAAATGGCTCTAGTAGTCAAAGATCGGGTCCAGGAAACCTCCACGACTAGTGGTACGGGTACACTTACGCTTGCAGGCGCAGTACCTGGGTTTCAAACCTTTTCATCATCGATAGGTAATGGCAATACTACTTTCTATACTATCTACGACAACGTAGCTCAAGTTTGGGAAGTAGGTATTGGTACTGTAGGTGCAGGTACTTTATCTCGTGATACAGTCTTATCTAATTCGTCTGGTGGTACATCTCCACTTACTTTAGCTGGTAATTCATCGTCTGTATTTTGTACATACCCAGCAGAAAAATCAGTTAATCTAAATGCGTTAGGTAACGTATCTCCACTAGGTACAATTTCTTCTGGTACATGGCAAGGTTCAACTATCGGTGTGGCTTATGGCGGTACAGGTGTTACTACATCATCTGGCGCTAACTCAGTTGTTTTAAGAGATGCAGATCAAAACATAACGGTTAACAGAGTTAATCAAGCTAACACAAATACTACAGCAGCTGGCGGCACTACTGCATTAACAGCAGCATCAAGTTATATACAAACCCTTGTTGGTACTGGCGGACAAACATATACACTGCCTGATGCTACTACTATAACAACTGGGGTAGCGTTTGTATTTAATAACCTTGCTACAGGCACTTTAACCATTCAGGATTATGCTGCTGCCACGATTGGAACAATTCCATCTGGTGGAGCTGGCGCAGTATTTTTAACAGCTAACCCTACAGTTGGCGGTACTTGGGATTTACACGGTTATCTTCCAGAAGGCGTTACATTTGGTACGAACGCTTTTAACCTCGGCACTTCCGTCATTACAGGCGGTACATGGAATGGTGGCACAATCGGTACTGCATATGGTGGTACAGGCTTAACTTCTTTCTCTGCAGCTAACTACGCATTATATTCAACATCAAGTTCAGCTTTAACAGCAGGTACATTACCCGTAGCAGCAGGCGGTACAAACGTCACTTCATTCACAGCTAACGGTATTGTATATGGTAATGGCACATCTGCACTAGGTGTTACAGCGGCGGGTACTACAGGACAAGTTTTAATTGGTAATACAGGATCTGCACCAACATGGGGCAATTTATCAGGTGCTGCGGTTACAACATTCCAAACATCTTTAGACGGATTAACACCAAGTACAGCTACATCAGGTGCTGTGACATTAGCAGGTACATTAGGTGCTACATCAGGTGGTACAGGATTAACTTCTTACACAACTGGTGATATTATTTATTCATCAGCTACAAACACATTAGCTAAGTTACCAGCAGGTACAAACGGACAAATACTTACAATAGCTTCTGGTATACCATCATGGGCAGCAAGTACTTCTTCTGGTGTTTCATTTGTAGTTACAGATTTTACAGCAACAGC